TTCTCGAGCTTGTCCGTCGTGTAGTGCCGACTCTGCGAGTAGGGGCTCGTGCTCTTCAACTGCGCTCGATACGTTTTCATGTCGTCGCTCTCCTTCGAGGCTTGCGCCTCTTGCCTTGCCTTGCCGCGTCGCGCCTTGCGATGACTCTCCCGGCCGTGCCGTGCCCCGTCGTGCTAGACGGCACCGCGAACGCTCAATCTAGCCGTGTCCGCTTGGATGTCAAGCGCATCCACGCTCATTCGCGATCTTTGAGGTGACGCATGGCCCGCAACGCGAAGGCGACGATCTCGCTCGAGGTTGTCGGGCGCAACCGCGTCCGCGCCGCGTTGACCGGCGTCACCGCCGACATGCGCGCGGCCGGCGCTGCGCAGTCGGGCTCGTCTCGGTCGTCGGCTGCCGCTGCGGTCCGCGCCGATGCGACGCGGACGCAGAGCGCGCACCGGGCGACGCAGGCGATCACGCGCGAGGCGAAGGCGGCGGAGCGCGCGCGCGTCGGCGGCGAGCGCGCGGTGGCACGCGAGGCAGAGAAGACGGCGCGGGCGCAGGAGCGCGCGAGCCAGCGGGCAGGGCGCGTCGCAGCGCGGCAGCGGATGCAGCAGCAGCGCGACGTCCAGCGTTCATCGCAGCAGGGCGGCGGCGGATTCCGCTCTGGGGTCTCGGACGTCGCCGGCTCGATAGGCATCCCCACGAGCATCGGCGCGGGCGCAGCGGTGGCGTTCGGTGCCATGGCGATGCTCGCGACGAAGCTGAACGCCCAGGCTCAGGACATCGTGACCGCCGCCGATCGCGCAGCGGGTCGCCAGGATGCGCCGGACGCGGCGGTATCGGCGCTCAACCTCGACACCAGTCTCGTGCGTCTTGGTAACCAAGCGTTCGGCGAGCTAGGCGACACCGAGTTCAACCGGCGACTCGATGAAACGCGCGCGCGCATCGAGGCGGTCGCGCGCGCAACGAACATCGAGCCGGGGCAACTTGTCGAGGGACTGAACACCTTTCAAGACACGTTCTCGCAGTTCCAATTCGGCGTCGACTCCATGGAAGCGATCGCGCGCGCCGCCGAGTCTACGGGCGTCCCGTTCAACGACCTCGTCGGGCTTGTCGGCGAGACGCAGCGGTCGCTCGGCGTGTCGGCAGCGGACACCAACGAAGTGCTCGCGCTGATGGTTCAGCAGGGGCGCGAGGGCAGCGTCACGCCGGGACAGTTCGCGCGCAACTTCAGCACCGCGATTGGCGACTACCAGCGTGGCACTGGCAAAGGTGGTGTCGCTGGGTTCCGCGAGTTCGGCGCTCTTGCGCAGGTTCAAGCGGCCGGCGGCGGATCTCCGGAAGAGGCGGCAACGCGGCTCCGCGAGATGGTACGTCTCCTGAACGACACGGACACGCTCGACCGGCTCAATAGTATCGGCGGCGTTGATGCGCGCGCCATCAGGCGCGAAGGCGGTTCGATCCCTGAGATCATCGATGCGATAGCTGGAAGCCGACGCCTCAGAAACGCGGAAACCATGTCGAGCGTATTCAAGGATACGCAGGGCCGCACCGGCATCGGGATTACGCTTACCAAGAGGTCTGGAATGCACAGCCTCATGGATGCGAGTTCCGCTGCGGGACAGACATCGATCGACAATGGCTTTCGGCGCGTCATGGGCACGACGGGCGAGCAGAACCGGAACCGCGCGATCGTCGAGAACACGGCCGTTGGACGGGCTGGCGCAGGTGCCGTGAGCCAGTCGCAGGCGTTCATGGACTTCGACTCTGCGATGCGTCAGCAGGGCGGTCTCGGCGCGCTCTTCTCGAGCGACAACAACCCGCTCGCGCGGCCGATGTTCGAGGCGCGCAACGCGCTCATGGAGCGCACGACGCGACCCGGCGCGAGCGGCAACGACGCGCGCGCCATCGTCGGCGGGCTCGAGGGGATCGGCAGCGTCGTGGTGCCGTGGATCGAGTCTCTGCAGGAAGCGATCACCGGCGTCTCGAAGAACGGCGGCGCCGCGAGGACCGCGAAGACGACGACAAGCATCGCGGGCTCTGTCGACCTCAGCCCCGCCACGATCACGGCCATCGGCCGCGCCGTCGCTGCCGCATCGCCGGACGGCCCCATCCCCCCGGTCGTCGGTCCCGGCCTCGGCGCTCGCACGCCACAGCAGCGCCGATCCGGCGTCTCTCCGAGGTAGCGCATGGCCGACGCCTTCGAGACGCTGAACGACGCGAGCCTCGGCGGGATCGTGTTCCCCGTGGGCGCGCGCAACATCTCAGGCGGCCGCGCCTTCGCGCGCCGCCGCTACCCGTTCCGCGACGGGCAGTCGACCGAGGGAACGGGACGCGAGCCCTACAAGTTCTCTCTGACGGTGCCGCTCTTCGTCGACGTCGACCCGTCCCACTACCCCGACGTCTACGAGGCTCTACGCGCGCAGCTCGACGAGCCCGACCTGTCGAGCCGCATCGAGTACGTCGACCCCGAGCTCGGCCCGCTCTTCGTCCAGGTCGTGGACTGGACGTGGAAGCAGACGGCCGAGCAGCGCGACGGCGGGCGCTTCGAGATCGAGCTCGAAGAGGTCAGCTTCGACGACTTCGTTTTCTCGACGCGAGTGCAGGATGACCGCGGCGCGGCAGACCTAGCGGCCGAGATCGTCGACACCACGCTCGAGGACGTTGGCGTCTCGGATGCTGACGTGATTAGCGCCCTCGCTGCCGTCGGCGCGCCGCTGGGCGACGGCGAAGCCTTCGATCCTGGCGCGGCAACGGCGGGGCTTCTCGGCAACTTCACGTCGGCGCTCGACGACGGCGTGCTGGCCGCAGACGAACTCGCCACGCGTCTCGACACGCTGCGCCTTCGCCTCGAGGCGATTGGCTCGCTGCCTGAGCTTGGCACGGTCGCCGGATGGCCTGCCGTTCAGGCGCTGTCGCAGCTCACGGCGGCGGTGACGCAGGTGGCTGACGCGGCCCTTGCTGCTTCGGTGCCCGTTGTCTACTACGACGTCACGGAGTCGATGAGCGCGTGGGAGATCGCGGTGGCGCTCTACGGCGACGGCGAGCGCGGCGAGGAAGTGCTGCGCCGCAACCCGTCGCGCGAGTCGCTCTGCTACCGCCCCGGCGCGCAGCTGCGCGTGCTGGTGCGCTGAGGTGGCGGCGCGCAACGACTACGTCTCGCTCGAGGCTTCCAGCGAGCGCTTCGACACGTGGACGGAGTACACGGTCGAGAGCGACCTGCTGACGCCCGCGGACGCCTTTTCGCTGACCGTGGAGGTGGGTGGCGTGCGGCGCGACATGCGCGGGCTCGTCTCCAACATGCGCGACCTGCTCGCGCCGAGCGCGGCCGTGCGCCTCTTCATCGGCCGCGACACGACCGGCGCGCAGCCCGAGCGCGCGCTGCAGCTGAACGGCATCATCGACACGCGCGACGTCCAGGCGAGCAAGGCCAACGGCACCGTGTTCGCGGTCCGCGGGCGCGACCTCGCGGCACACCTCACCGACTCGTCGATCGCGCTCGACGTGCTCGGCTCCGGCGAGATGACGCTCCTGCAGGTCGTTCGCGCCGCAGTCGCGCCGTGGGGCCTCGAGGTCATCACCGATGGCAGCGCGGGCCGCGACATCCTCACGGGGCGCGCTGCGGCGCAGACGCCCGACGCGCTGCAGGCCGCGGAGGCGCGGGCCTTCGGTATCTCGCCCGCGGCCTACTCGCGGATCTTGCGCCGGCGCGCGGAGCGCGAGCAGCGCGCAGCGGACGGCGGCGCCCCCTCGGCGCGCTCACGGACGGCCTCGAGCAACGGGCTCGCCCCTGGCGACGTCGAGCGGCTGAAGGTGAAGGACGCCAAGCCGAAGCCCGGCGAGACAGTGTGGGCGTTCCTTCAGCGGCACGTGGCGCGCTTCGGGCTGCTGCTCTGGCTCGACCCTCGCGGCAAGCTCGTCGTGAGCGCGCCGCGATACAACACCCCACCGATTGCTCGGCTTGTGCGTCGCTACGTCGACCAGCCGGACGACCCGAACACCATCGTCGGCGGCGGAGAGTCGAACAACGTCGCCGACCGCGTCTCGAGCGTGACCGTCTACGGCCGCACGCATGGCGACGACGCGGCGCGCAGCGCCATCTCCCACACCGAGACCGACGCCAGCTGGCCGGCGACCTACGCGCGGCCGCTCATCCTCCACGACAACGGCATCCGGACGGCAGAGGAAGCCCAGCGGCGCGCGCGCCGCGAGCTGCGCATGCGCGCCGTCAACGCCCGCGTGCTCGACTACGAGGTTGTCGATCACGGCCAGGGCGCCTACCTCTACGCGGTCGATTCGATGGTGGTTGTCGAGGACGAGGTCGCCGATGCAACGGGCGCTTGGTACGTGACCTCGCGGACGTTCACCGCGTCGCGCGATCGCGGCACGACAACGCGCCTTCGCCTCGTGCCGCCCGGGAGTCTCGTCCTGTGAGCCTTCTCGACGACATGCTCGACGGGTTGATCGGCTTCGGCCGCGTGGTCTCCACTCGCCTCGGCGGCGCGAAGACCGTGACCGGGAAGGTCAGTGGCGACGGCGGCGAGTCGCCCGACGCCGTCGAGTTCTGGGGGCCAGCGGGCGTCCAGTCGCGGCCGCCCGCTGGCGCCGAGGTGCTCTTCATCCGACGCGGCGACGAACTCGTTGGCGTCGCCTTCAAGTCGCGCCAGTGGCAGGTGGACGTCGTCGACGGCGAGGTCGCCGTGCACGCGCTCGGTCAGAGCGGGGCGACGCAGGCGGTGCTGAGGTTGCAGCCTGACGGCACCGCGGTCCTCGACGGCGTGAGCATCAAGCTCGGTGCGACCGCAACGCAGCTTGTGGCGCTCGCCTCGAAGGTCGATGCGGCGATCAACGCGATTGTCGGCACGGTCATCGTCCCGAATGACGGCGGCGCTGCGATCAAGCTGGCCGTGAGCACGGCGTGGACGGGTGTCGGCAGCTCGAGCGCCGCCACAAAAACGAAGGCGGTCTGATGGCAACCGATATCCAGTTCAGCGTAGCGAGCCGCAACGCGCAGTTAGACGCGATCGAAGCCGAAGCGGGCACGGCCGCCGTGCTCAACGGCTACTCCGGCACGCGGCCGGCGAACGTCGCGGCCGCACGCACGGGCGTACTGCTCTTCTCGATGACGCTGCCGAGCGACTGGATGGCAGCTGCGAGCGGCGGGTCGAAGGCGCTCTCGGGCGTGTGGCAGGACCTGCTCGCCAACGCGACTGGCACCGCGGGGTACTGGACCCTCTTCAAGAGCGACGGCACAACCGGCTGCCTCCAAGGCGACTGCTCGATGCCGGGCGCCGGCGGCTCGCTCGAGCTGATCAACACGAGCCTCGCCATCAACCAGCCGGTGAGCGTGTCCGCATTCACGATCACCGCTGGCGGGGCCTGACCAGTGGCGCTCGCGACCGTCAATGACATCGTCGCGGGCCTCGGGGCGTCCGCGCAGGACCAACCGTTCCTCAAGATTTTCACCGCGCTCAAGGCCGCGGGCGCGTTCCAAAGCGGCTGGCTCGCGGCGGGCCGCCCCGCTGCCGGTGCCGCTGCGCCCGCGTACACGACGAGCGGATACACGTGCTCGTCGGCGACGACCGGCGCGCTCGCGTACGTCAACGGCAGCGTGCAGAACTGGCTCGCCAGGGTCACGGCGGGCGGCACTCAGCAGGGCACGCTCTACATCGCCGACCGCCTCTGGTCGTGCTCGGGCATGGGCTTCGCGGCGGCGACGTACACCGTCACGGCGCCGGGCAGCATGCCGGCGCGCACTCTCGCGGGCGGTGCAGGCAGCGAGATCTGGGTCGAGAACTTCGTCGCGGCTGGCGCGGCGAGCGGAACCCTCACGGTCAACTACCTCGACCAAGGCGGCGCGGCTGGCGCAGGCGTGATCCCCGCCGTCGTCTCCGCTCCCGTCGCCGGGCAGATGCAGCCGGTTCCGTTGGCAGCCGGCGACACGGGCGTCACGGGCATCGTCAGCGCCGTGAGCAGCGCGACGTGGACCTCGGGTAGCTTCGGGCTCACCGTGCTCCGCACCATCGCAGCGATCCCGCTGCCGATCGCTGGAGTCGCGGCGGTCATGGACTGGGCGTCCTGTCTCGAAGACATCCAGAACGACGCCTGCCTGATGATGTACTTCCAGGGCGCGACCACGACCGCGCCGACGTTCACGGGCCGGCTCGAGTTCATCGACAAGTGAGGTAGCGCGTGGCCCTCGGCACATATGCCGCGCTCCGCATGCGCGGGCTCACCGTCTCCGCGATGGACCCCGTGCGCGGTGCGCGCGCGACCATCGCGGCGGCGATGTTCTTCGGCGTCGCCGCGTCCGGCGGCGGCACGACTGGCACTCTTACTGCGACGCTCCCTGCGCCGACCGTCTCCGCGGCGGGCACGTCGTCGGTAGATGGCAGCGTCGTCCGCACGCTCGCGGCAGCGGCGCTCGCCGGCGCAGGCTCGGCGCCCGTCTCCGGCAGCGGCGCCGCCACCGTCTCCGCGCCCACGCTCGCCGCCGCCGGCGCGCCCCTCGTCGCGGGTGCTGGGGCGGCAACGCTCTCCGCTCCCGGCCTCGTCGCAGCCGGCACTCCCGCGAGCACCGGCGAGGTGTGGGCCACCATCGTCGCGCCGGTCGTGTCGGGCGTCGGGTCGTTGTCAGTCGGTGGCGCGCTCGGGGCCACGCTCTCGTCGCCGACCCTTTCGGCCAGCGGGGATGGCGGGCCCGCCGCCGTGTTCGTTGACCTCACCCAAGCCGAGGAAGTCGTGCCAACACGCCGCCGCTACCTGGACCCGCAGACGGGAGACGTCGTGCTTGAGCGCGGCTCTCCGCGCTCGGACATCACCGTCACGTCGGTCGTGCTGATGCGCATCCGCCTTCGGCGTGGCTCGTCCGCGGTCGCCCCGCGGCTCGGCTCGCGCCTGCATACGATCGACCGCATCAGCGCGCAGAGCGAGCGACTCGCCCGCGACTACGTGCGCGAGTGCCTCTCCGACCTCGTCGAGCGCGGCGACGTTGCGTCGCTCGTCGTCACGTCGTCGCGCCCAGCCCCCAACGCCATCGGCCTCGAGGTCGCATTCCGCGATCGGTCGGGTCGCGCGCGCGGCGTCGCCTACACGCACACGGTGACCTAGCCGATGACCTACTCCACGCTCACGCTCGAGCAGTCGATCGATCTCGCGCGCAACGAGATCCGCAACCGCATCCCGGGCGCCGACGTCTCGCGCGGCAGCGACTACGACATCCTCGCGCGCGTGCTCGGCACGATGTTCTTCGGCACGCAGGCGCAGGGCGAGTACCTCTCGCGGCAGGCGCTGCCCGACACGGCCGAGCTGACGTACCTCGAGCGGCACGCGGCCATCCGCGGCATCTACCGCCAGCTCGCCGCGGGCTCGACGGGCTCCGTAATGCTCCTCGGCACGGGCGCCGGCCCCTACGTCCAGCCAGTCAACAGCGTGCTCGAGCACGCGGACGGGACGCAGTTCGAGCTCACGGCGCCCGCCACCGTCTACACGCCCACATGGAGCGGCAAGACGCTCGTCACGGGCTCAACGCGCTCACGCGTCCTCGTCGCCCCGAACACCGCCGGCATGGCGGCCGGCGACGTGGTGGACATCGGCGGCGAGAAGATCGTGATCGGCGAACTCGTGGCGCTCGCGAGCGCCTTCGACACGCTCACGCCCATCAACACGACGTCGGCCCCGGGTACCGCGATCACGCCAGCCTCGGGCACCATCGCGTCGGTGCGCTCACTCTCGACGGGCGCGACGACGAGCAAGCCCGCGGTCGACGTGCTCACGCTCGCTGCGCCGACGGCGGGCATCTCCGCATCCGCCACCGTTCTGCTGCTCTCGGGCGCCGGCGACCAGGAGAGCGACGACGAGATTCGCGCGCGAACGCTCGACCACACCGCCGTCCCGCCCGGCGGCGGCAACGTCGAGGACTTCCGCACATGGGCGCGTACGACTCTTGGTGTGCGCCTCGGAGACGCCTTCGTGTTCCCGAATCGGCGCGGGCTCGGCACGGTCGACGTCTACCCGGTCGGCATCGCTGGCGCGCGGCCGCCGAGCGCGAGCATGCTGGCCGCGGTGACGGCGCAGATCGCGCTGAAGACTCCTGCTCTTCTCGACGTGCTCGTGAAGTCGTTCACGTACAGCGCCGAGATCGACGTGACGGTGCAGATCGTTGCGGGCGCGGAGTGGGCCAGCGACTTCGGCATCACGTCGTACACCGTCTCTGGCGGCAGCACGGCGTCGCGCATCAACACCAGCGCATCGTTCATTGGGCTCGCAGAGATTGGCGACCATGTCGTGCTGCAGTGCGTGATTGGCGGTCTTAGATACGCGTTCCAGCGCACGATTGCCTCGATCACCGCAGCCTACTTCGACCTCGACTCTCCGCTGCCAGCGGTCCCTGTCTCGGGCCAGACGATTCGCTCGGGCGGCCCGCTCTGGCAGACCGCCTACGATGCGATCGTCGACATCTTCGAGAACCTCGGCCCGGGTTCGGCGGCGGGCGGCGTCGGCTACATCCGGCACCCCGCACCCGTCGACGCGTTCCCGGAGACGCTCTATCTCGCGTCGATCGTGCGCGCTGTGCAGAGCATTCACGGCGTGTCGAACTGCGTTGTGACGGACCCCGCACTCGACACCACCGCGGCGCTCGGAGAGATTCTCCGGCGCGGCAAGATCGATTTGATCTGCGTCTGAGGAGACTCCATGGGCCTAACCGTACTCCCAACGACCGCAGACAACAGCCTCGGGCCCGCGAAGGCGGACGAGATGCCTGTGCCCGACCGCGTCCACTACTGGTCCGCCAGCGAGTGGAACGCGATGCGAGACGCGATCGTCGAGATCGGCGCGCGCATGGGGCTCGGCGACGGCAGCATCGCAGGCTCGCTCGAGTCGGTCGCGCATGACCCCGCGAGCGCTGCCCGGCTCTTCGAGGACTTTCTCGCGCTTGGCCCGCCCGCCGGGTGGACGACGATCGCAGGCGGCACCACCGTCGCCTTCGCCGGCCCGGCGGACGCCGCGCTGGCCGACGGCCGCACGCTCGGCGTCCAGCGCATCACCTCGACCGCGGGCGCACAGACGGGCGTCGTGCACCACACGACGGCCGTCATCTGCGGGGCCGCGTCGAGCCTGATCGTCATGCGCGCGAAGGCGCGGCTCAAGGCCGCGTCGGCGGAGTTCGGGTTCGTGCCGATCGCGGACGTCTCGACGCTCACCTTTGGGATCTCGATCCGCAAGAACGGCGCCGGGTGGTCCGTTCGTTCAAGCTCGAGCCTCGGCACGTCAGCGTCGTCGACCTTCGGCGTGTCGGATAGCCTCTGGCACCTGTGGGAGTTCCGGGTGCAGGTCGGCGTGCGACTCGACGTGTACCTCGACGGCGCGCTCGCGGTCAGCATCGCAATCACCACGGCGATCCCAGGCTCCTACGCTGAGCCGCTCGCGCCGATGCTGCGGCTGCGCGCGACGGTGGGCGCCGCTGAGGTCGCGGAGGCGGACTTCTTCGAGGCGTTCATGCCACGGGTGACCACATGACCGCCTTTGGCTTGACGCCGTTCGGCGGGCCGGCGCTTGGCCCTGTCGACCTCGGCCGCGCAGCATCGCGCCTCGAAGGGGTCGGCGCATACCCGCGGTTTCCCGAGGATGTGACCGATCGTGTGCACGCGCAGGAGCTCGGAGCGATCGGCGCGGTGGCAGCGGTCGCGGCATCGACGCTCGACCGGGCATGCGCGCAGGCGTTCGTCGACCTCGCGACTGAGCTGCTCGACGCGCACGAACGGAACCACCGACTGCCGAACGACTCGGCGCGTCAGCTCGCAAGTCGGTGGGAGCGACTGGTTGCGGCCGAGACGTTTCGCGACGTGGACCTAGCGAGTTACGTCGCTGCGATCAACCGAATCGTCCCGTACCTGGCGGCCACGGCAGCGACTGACGCCGTCAACTGGAACAACGTGATCGACACCTACGGGCTCGAGCCGTGGACGTCGTTCCAGTACGTCGTCAGCGTGGGCGCGCACTTCGACGACGCCGTGAAGCGTCGCGCCGTCGAGCTGCTGCTGCGGCGCATGCCCACCTACCGGCTCGGGCAGATGGGCGCCAACGGCACCGACCGCGTCATCGTCGAGGACGCATCCGCGAAGTTCGCCGCATGGAACAGCGCGACATCTCGTCTCGACCGCGCGCCGCTCACACCTGCGACGAGCACGGACGGCGACGGCTACGAGTCGCGCAACGCTCCATCGCGCGTGCGCTCGTACGGTCCGCAGTCGCGGATCGATGCGCGCGACCTGAACGCGATTCAGGACGCCGTCAGCGCTGGATCGTGCAGCTCGTGGACGTCGACGATGCCGGAGGCGGGATACCACGAGCGCTACTTCACGCTGAGCGTTGGCGCTGGCGCGGACGTGCAGATCGACAACGCGCTCGACTTCCGATATCGCATGCTGCGGCTCTCGCTGATCATCGACGCAGCCGACATCCGCCCAGCTGGCGCCGCAGAGGCGAACGCGAACCTCCTCACCGTCACGCAGCGATTCGACGCGATGGGCTTCTGGTCCGCCGGCGGGCTCGCCGAGGACATCGACACGGTGACGAGCGGCGTGCGCATCTACGCCGAGCTCGTGACTGGATACCTGCGCTGCAAAAATGGCGCAGGCGCCACGCGCTACGTCGTCGGTATGATCGGCGTCTCGGAGCCGCTCGGATGACCGGCCCACGCAACAAGACCTTCGCCGCTGGCTCGACGTTCGCGGCGGCCGGGCTGAACGCAACCTTCCACGCATGGCTCACCGCCTGCGGGATGATGCGCAATTGCAGCCTATCGGACGCCTACGCGAGCAGTTCGCACGGCGGCGTACGCCGATTCGGCGTGCTCGTGAACGCGGTTGCGCCCGGCGTCGGAGGCAAATTCCGTGTGCTCGACAACAGCGTGGACTGGCGCGATCGGCTCCTGCGCGTCGCGTTCATGAGCGTTGACGACGTGCCCTCGGTCGCGCTCTTCCCCGGCGCGAACGTCGAAGACAAGCGCTTCGCGCTCTCCGCCGGCGCGGGTGGCGCGGCTCATCAACTCTACTGGTCGGGCCCCGGCGTCGCGCTCCCTCAGGTGGCAGCGACGGGCCGATCAATGCGCCCGACGACCACCAACGGCGGGCTCGTCGTGCGCTCGAGCGACGGCGCGCTCTGCTGGGAGAAGTTCTCGACAGACACGCACGCGACGCAGTGCATCGCCGTGTTCGTCGAAGGCAGCGAGCGCCTCGGCGTGTCGACGTCTCCGCCAGCGCTCGCGGTCCCCGTCGGCGTCGACGCCGACGCGATGACGCCGCCCGAACTGAACGAGCTCCAAGACGCCGGCGTGCTGTCGCAGTTCCGCGGCAACGCGCCGATTGCTGATGTGACACCTCACCCCCAGGTGAAGACGTCCGAGGCGTTCCCGCTCGGCCCCATCGTCTACGGCACTCCGCCTGTCCCCGTGCGAGCGCTCCGCCGGCTGCTCGGCGAGGTCAACTACGATCTCTCCTACGAAGCGCGGCAGACCGTGGGTGCCACTGGTATCCTGCGTCGCTGGGTGAAGACGGGCGCCGTTGGCCCATCTTCGTTCGAGGTCGTCGACACGAGCGCAGACTGGCGCGACCGGATGATCGTCGTGACCATTCGCACGAGCGCCGCCGACGAGTCGCCTGGCACAGCGACCACGTGGGCGTTCTCGTCGGTGAGCGCAGCCTGCTACACGGGGCTCGGGGATGCGCCGGCGACGGCAGGTTCCCCGCCGCGGTGGCGCGCGTTCACGAGCCCCGGCGTCGCGCCCGATATCAGCATCTTCGCGCGCGACACCGACGGCGCTCTCGTGATCCGCAACGAGGGCATCAACACCTACCACATCCTCGGCTTCGTCGAGGGCTCGTTTCCGCTCGGCCCGCGTTCTGCGCGCCGGCCCACGTAGGAGCACCATGGCGACACTCGCACTCACCCATCCCGGCGCAGAAGAGCACCATCGCGCGTCGGAGACGATGCTGCTGCCGTTCGACACGGACGCGGGGGCGGCCTCGCTCGCGGCGTCGGTGCGCTTCGGGCCGTTCATCCCCGGCGACCCGATCATCCTCTACGCCGACGCGCCGTTTCACGCGGTGGCGGGCAGCTCTACGATCATCGCGACCACGGCGAAGCCGAAGTTTCCCGGCGGGCTCGTGCTCGCGATGACGATGCCCGACGGCTGCACACACGTGGCGATGATCACGTCGTCGAGCGCGTGCGTCGGCCAGGCGTACCGCGGCTGAGCGAGACACCCATGCCCCCCACCCCCTCCCCCCTCGCGATCGCCTCAGCCCACCGCCACGCGCACCTGCTGCGCTCCGACCACGCGCGCGAAGCGCTGAACCGCCGCACGGGCGGGCGCGGCGGGATGCGGCGCGGCGGCGGTGGGGCGCCTGCGTGGTCGCCTCTCTCCGACCCAGATACCGTCCTCTGGCTCGACGCTACGCTGTCGCCGCGCACCGAGTCGGGCGGCGTGATCGACCAGTGGAACGACCTCACGACGAACGCCTATCACGCCACGTCGGCTCTCACGCTGCGCCCCATCTACGAGGCCACGGGAATCGGCGGCGCATACCCATCGATCACGTGGGACGGAATCAACGACAAGATGGTGACTCCGGCGCTGGCGGCACTTGCCGGCGCGGTCGGCGTGACGATCTTCGTCGCCGGAACGGTCCCCGCATCGACCGCGAAATACCTCTACGAGTACGGCGCATCTGGCGGTCAGGCAGGCGGCCCATCGGGGTCCGTCGCGTGCATCACCAACATTACCAACGCCGACTCGATCACGTTCTACGAGCGCAACAACGTCGGCTCGAATCTGTGGCGCAGCAACGCGAGCACTGAGGCGTGGGACCTCGCGAAGATCGTGACGTTCTCGTGCAACTTCTCCGCCGCTGCAGCATCTGAGTGCGCGCCGATTCGGAGCAACGGAGCCGCGCTTGCGGGCGCGCAGACTGGCGCCAACGAGGGCACTGGCACGATGTCATCGCAGATCATGGCGATCGGCGCGCAGGTCAGCGGCGCAAATGCCAACCTGCAAAAGCTCTCCGCGTTCATCGTCGTCAAGCGCGCCATGTCGGACGCCGACAAACTGGTCTTCGAGCGGTACCTAGGAAACCGCCTCGGCCTCCCTTTTAGCGATGTGATGGCCGCGCGCCGAGTGCCGCGCATCGTGTGGGCCGGGCAGAGCAACGCGCTCACACAGAGCGACGCATACAACCTCCTCGACGCGTACGACGGGCCGCACGTGGACCCACGGGTCTGGTCCTACAAGGACACGACGATTGGCGTCACGACCGCAGTGTCCGGGTGGGGTGGTCTGCGCGAAACGCAACCGTCCCCGGGCGTCGCATGGGAGGGCGCCGAGTTGGTCACATGCTGCGACCTCTTCCGCGACTACAGCCTCGCGCCCGAACTGATCATGGTCGCGAAGGGCGCCACGAATCTCTACCTCGATTGGGACCCGGACACCGTCGGAGACATGTTCGACCGACTCGACACGGACCTGTCGACGGCGATCTCGACGCATCCCGCGCCGCCCGCATCGCCTATTCCCTGGCTCGTGTGGGCGCAGGGCGAGAGCGATGCGCCGAGCGCGGAGTACGTAAACTATCAGGCGAACCTCACGGCGTTCCTCGCAGCGTTCCGCGCGCTGACCGGAATGGCCAGCGCGAAGATCTGCATCTGGCTGCTCCACTCCGACTGCGCCATTCCCGGATCGACGCCGGCCACCGTCGCATTCATCCGCGCTGCGCAGGCTTCTGTTGCTGCGGCCGATGGTGCGTGCTGGACGATCGACCCGAGCGATCTGCCGCTACAAGGCGACTTCATCCACTACACGCAGGCGACGTACATCACGATGGGCCACCGCACCTCGGCGCTGATCGCGGCGCACACATAGACGCAGGAGGCGCTCGTGGTCCACGAGGCGTGCCACTGACTGATGCGGCGTCGGGGCAGCAGGACAACGCGCACGCGACGCCCGGTGTGTGGGGCGCGCGGGGCATCGAGGGACGCGCATGGAGGCGCTGACGCATGACGACACACAAGGCCACGACGTGACGCCGCCCGACGACGACATCACGAAGACGTCAGTCCCGACGATCCGCGCGCAGCTCGACGCCGCGATGGAGGCGCGCGAGAAGGCCGCGTCGTCGTCACGCGCGAAGGTTTTCGCCGCCGTACTCGCCGCCGGCACGCTGCTGATCGGCATCGGTGCGGTAGGCGAGCAGACGCGGCAGACGCGCGAGGACGTGGCGCGGGTGCTGGTGATCGTGGAGTCGCTGTCGAGCGAGAGCACGACGACGAGAGCGCGGCTCGATGAGAGCGAACGTGACCGGACGCGGCTGCGCGAGAGCATCCGTACGGTCGAGGCAAAAATGTGGGAAGCGCGCCCCGCTGCGCGCCTGGAGAGACCATGAACAGCAAGCCTTTCTCGATCACGTGGTGGGTAATCGCGCTGACGACGATCAGCAGCGTACTCGCGGGCATCGGCCCGATCGTCGAGACGCTGCCGGCGGAGTGGCGCGGCGTGGCGCGGAGCGTGATCGCGGGCGTCGGGCTCGTCGTCGTGCTCGTGCTGCGCAGTGCCCTCTTCGACGCTGACGGCGACGGCACGCCCGACGCGCTGGAACGCCCGACGCAGGCGCCGCCGCCTCCCACGGGCGGGTCTGTCTCTGCGCGCGCGCGTGCCGCGGGCATCGTCATCCTGGCGTTCGTCTTCAAGGCCGTCTTCGTCCCGCTGCTCCTGCTCACGAGCGGCTGCGGCGGCGTCGTCTCACGCGTCGCTGTGCCCGTCGCGTGCTCGTCGCTGATGCTCGCGGTCGGCGAGGACCACACTCGTACCGCCGAGCGCGCGCACGCCGACATCGACCAGGTGGCCGAGGTCTGCGCTCGCTTCCCCTCGACCGACGGCGGTGCGCCGTGACGCTCATGGCTACCGTCTGGCAGGTGCTCACCGCGATCGGCCCGAGCATCGTCGCCGCCCTCTCGCGCGGCGTCAGCGCCGACACGCTCACCGCTGCCGTCATCGACGCAGCAGCAGCCGGCGCGCACGCACGCGTCGAGGCTCGCACGGGCGAGGCTCCGCACCCGCTCGGCAGCATCGCCGTCCGCGTGGAGGACCTCGCCGCTCTGCTCGTCGCCGAGCAGCAGCCGATCCTCTCCGCCGAGCTGCGCGCCGTCGCCGCCGAGCTGCGCCGCCGCGCCGCCTTGCTCGCGTCGATCGAGCCGCTCCGTGGAGAGTGACCTCCGCACGCGCTCCCAGCGCCTCGCTGACGCGTCCGACGCCGTCGTGCTGGCTGCGCGTCGGCTGTCGCACGGACGGCGCAGGGACGGTGCGCCGCGCGTGACGATCGCTGCGCTCGAGCGCGCGCTCGATGAGGCGGTCGACGGCTACGAGGTGGCGCGATGACGATCGTAGACGGCCGCACCATCGGAAAGCGCTTGCACTGGGACTGCGGCGACGTCGGCACGCGCGCCCGCAAGGCGCCTCCGCGCGCCTTCTGCTGGCATTGGACCGGCGGCACGCGCGACGCGAAGGGCGTCTGCGAGACGCTCCGCGCGCGCTCCCTCAGCGTCCACTACATCATCGACCCCGACGGGCGCACGGTGCTGTGTGTAGACCCCGTGACCACCGTCGCCTACCACGCGGGCGACGCGAACGCCTGGACCATCGGCTGCGAGATCGTGGGCGGTCCGGCGCGTGACTTCACGCCCGAGCAGTACGCCGCGATCGGCGAGCTGGCGGACGCGCAGACGCTCCCGAGGCGCATCTTCCGCGCAGGCGACGACGTGCGCACGTTCAGCGGGCACCTCGAACACCGCGATCTGACGACGCGGAAGATCGACGCTGGCGGACGCGTGATGCGCTTCCTCGCCGCGCGGTGGGCGCTGCCGCCGTATTGACTCCATCGCTGCGCCCCGTCCCTCCCGGCCCGTGCGCGAATCGGCCCCGTCATCGTCTCTTCGGAGGCGATGGCGGGGCCGTCTTGCGTTCCGTCAGTCGTCGACTACTCGCCGCCCATCTCCGCCACGCACTCGCGCACGTACTCGGCCAGCGTCACCGGATGGCCCTGCGCGGCAGCGTAGCGGGCCGCTGCCGCCTCCCAGGCTGCGCGCTCGGCATCGGACAGGCGCAGCGTCAGGCTGGACAGGCGCGCGCCCGTAGGGGCCGGCGGGCGACCGGCGCGGGGGCGCTTGACGGGGGCGGTCATCCTTCCTCGGTGACGTCGAGCGTGCGGCGCCAGGCGTCCGCGCTCATCGACTGGACGGCCGCAGCCTCTTCGATCGAATCGTAGCCAGCGGCGCGGCAGTAGGCGAGGATCGCGTCATCGCGCGTCGCGCCGGGGTAGCTGCCGATCTCGCGGCAGTCGGCAGTGATGAGCCAGGTCGTCGTGCGGGTCGTGTCGGTGGTCGTCATGGTCGGTCCCTCTTCTGCGGCGGCGCCCCGTGCGCTGCTCACCCCCTATCTATACACCCGCTCGTGAGACGTGCAAGACAGAATCGACACGCGAGGCAAAATAGATTGAGGGGTGAGACGCGGGCGGCGGGGCGGGGCTGACGGTGGGCGCTATCGCGTCGGGTTCTCGACGCCCGCACGTGCGATCAGCTCGAGCCACGCCCCGGGGCCGCTCTCGCCGCCGACGA